CGTCAATTTTGAATACTTTCTTTTCACCTGCACGAATAATACGGTAAGTTAACATAGCATCTTCAGCCATAACCAATTGTCTGAAAACCCTACGAACCTTATTAAGCACTGATGAACCATAAGGGAGATATTTATCATCACCAAGTAATCTGAAATGAGCAATTTCAAATGTATTGAATTCATCACCAGTCATTCTTTCTTTGAATTTTACATATGGCTTGCCATTTTGGATTCTTTCAAATCTTTCAATTTCATAGTTTACTAATTGTTTTACATGTGTAATACCTTTTTTTCTCTCACCATATAATAACACGAAATTGTCTCCATATTTAACCAAGTTTCTTACCCAGAATGGTAAGTTAACATTTACATTAACAATATCATAGAAAAATTCTTCAAGTAAAAATTTTATACGTTCTTTATTGCTGTAAATATTCAACATTTTGCCATTCAAGCCAATTGTTGTAGATTCTTCCATGAATAAATCCAATGCACTTGAAATGATTGGGTAATATTCCATACCTTCATAATCAATATATGCAGGTAATCTGGCTGCTTCATATTGAAGTGCTTTTTGGAAACCTCTGTCTGTTGTACGAAAGAATTTATTTTGGAGTTCTCTTTTTTGTTCTAACTCCAAACCTTTTTTGTGGATTTCTTCAGGAGATGCACCCTTAATAATAATTTTTGTTTCTTTTGGGGGTGTACTTGCAGATACGGTTGGTTGTGCAGTTTGCACATCCATACTACCGAGATTCAAAAATGAATTAAGTTGTTGATATATTGTTCCACCTTTTTTTTCTTCAGCCATTTTTATAATTTTTTATATTTTTTTATAAATACTTAGAAATCTCTGAAAAGTCGTTACTAAATATAAATACATATTATTTTTTCTTTTTCTCTTTCAATCCATCAAATAACCATGCATTTGCTCCATATGGATTTAATGGTGATACATTATTGGGCGAAATCATGGGTTTATTCTTAATAGTGGTATCTCTAATAGTAAGAGTATGACCAGTAGGTACTCTTCTTCCAATTTCATTTATATCATTGATAGTAATAATTGCATTAAGCATTTTTTCAGTAATCCCCTTACTTTGTTTATAACGTGCCATATCAAAATTCAATACATATAACCCAATTGATAATCCCATGATTGAATCATCATGAAATGAACGTTTATGATCTGCAACACGATTTCCTGCTACAGTGACGAATGTTTTTAATTCATTTAATAATCTGACAGAATGAATAATAACATCTTTTAAATGAATTGCTCTTTGCAATTCAAGTACTACTGAAGCACGGTTACCACCAATGAAAAATCCGGGGATTAAATCCACGTTCATAACTGCACCATCACTCATTGTCTTTTGACCTTTTCTAATGTAACCTTGTAATCTGTCTCTACTTGGTTTATGTGTTACTTCGGCATAATGGATATTTTCATATCCAGAATCAAGTAATTTTTCAACTGTCTGAACACCATAACCACCAGTGATATCAACTACACAATATGCATTATTATATTCTCTTCCATAATGATATGCTATTTCAGCTAATGTTTGCGGAGTTACTTTGCCATAATATTCTGCAACTTGTTCTACTTTATGTCGTCTAATCTTAACTTTCTTGGTTCTACCATTTTTTGTAATTATCTTTTCTTCAATTACTTCAACGGTTTTAAGCATATTCATTGTGGAATTATCTTCTCCATGTCCTGCAGAAGCATCTAATGCCATAATATAATCTTCTCCCACAATCGGGTCTTCCCAAATCCATGTATTTAAATCAATATATTCCTGACGAATTGGTGTTGTTATTTCTTCTTCCTGAATACGCTTTAAGTATTCTTCAGCAATAAAATTATCACCAGAACCTAAGAAAGAACACAATAATTCCTGTGCAATCTTACGCATATCCCCATCTGCTTCTCTGATCTGATCTTCAAACCAAGGAGAACTGGCTTCCCAGCCATCATCCATCATCTTAATTCTTGTTATATTATCCCAATTTTGATCAAATATTTTATTTTCGGTTTCTTTACCTTTATTCTTAATCCAACTCAAATCTTTATTATATCTTGGGTCATTATACCACCATAATTCAACTGCTTTAAAATTATTTTCATTTCTACGAGCACCATTAAAAGTTTTATAGAACACAGCATCAAGACCAGAAGGTGTTGATACCATAATTGCAGAACCACCAGTTTGTAATGTTGGTTTCGCTGATGTCCAGAATTTATCACCTTTTTCTGTCCATGCAGTTTCATCCCAAAACAATAATGTTGGTGTATAACCACGAAGACCCTTAGATGAGAAAGCACCTAATTTTGAATTATTATCATATACTTTTAATTTTTGAGTATCCTTTAAATTTCTTTCACCCGTATCTCTACCAGTTTTTGGTCTTAACCATTTAGGACAACTTTCAATAAAATCAACAACGTCATTCATGATTTCATCACGAGCAGTTTCGAGTCTATCTGCAACAATAGCAACTTGTCTGTTTTGATTGAACATTACATACCATGCAATATATGCACAAGTTGTTGTTGTAACACCTGCTTGACGATATTTGTTTGCAACAACAAATCTATTTTCCATATATGTTTTAATGAGTTTTACTTGAAAATCAAATAATATAAATGGAACAATAAGACCTGCAACACCTTTTGTCTGGTCAAAAATTGTTAAATATGTTTCAATAAAATAAATTGGATTTATACCGCAACGAACTATTTCATATTCTTGTTCTGATTTAATTAATTCACTGGCTTTTTTTGCAGTACCATCTTTAGTAACAACGATTGGTTCAATTTTACCAATTTTTTTTCTAAGTTCTTTGGCTTTTTTTCTAAGTTCCTCTTTTTCTTTTTCTCTTTGTATATTAAGAGGAATTAACGGTACGTGTTCAGGAAATAACGATTCGTCATTATCTTTTTCGGGAATACTATCAGGGTCGATATCTTTAAGACTCATTATAAATTTTTATAATAAATACTCTCACCCTATAAAACCGCAAAGCGTGGTACATATCTTGATGTATCACGCTCCAGAACCCCTTCTTCCTAATATGGTAAGATGGGCAATTATAAATACGTTAGAATTTTATAGAAGATGTTTCTACAAATTCATTATTTTTTAGAATGATTTTTCTTGAATTAAGCAAGTCTTTAACTTTTGTTAATGTCATACCATAATGAAATACCAATAATGGAACATCATTATTTTCAGTTTCAAACATCTCATGATAATCACTAACATTGTTATCTTCATCTCTTTTTTCAACTTCATATGCTAAACAATGAATAGTATGATAGCCATGCATATATTCTCTATCAGTAGCTTCATGTAAGCAAAATAAATCAAATGAACTTGTTTTTAAATTAAAAATTGCATTAATAAATTCTTCTGTTGGTGGCATTGCATGATCGCATGCAGGTGACATATCCCAACACCAACCTTCCATATCAACATTAGTTTCATCGAGAGAAAAAATAAATTCATATAATCCCTCATAATTTACATTGTACCCGATCTTATGTACATAAATCAACTTTAACTTGTTGTCTTCGTATTCCATGATATTATTTTACCATAAATACTGTAAATGTTTAAGTTAATTTTAAATTTTATCAAGATCAAATCCCAATCTTTTCTTTATTTCGCTTAAGAGTATCGTTTGGCTCATATCATATGCTCTGAGAAATTCTTTTTCCTTTTCAGAAAAAACAAAATGAAGAATTTGAAATATAATTGCAATACCCAATAAGATGAATAGTACATATTGTATTTTTAAAAATATTAGTGACAAGAATAAAAAAAGATAGCTTTCAAACAAACAATATTGTTTCCATGAATACAAAACTATTATAACGTCTTTCAAATATGTAAATAATATTCTTCTATATTCAAGCCAATCACAATCAGAATGATCTTCTTTTGTGCCCTGTACTTTTAAAAAAAGTTCCAGTTCTTTTTTCTTTGACCCACCAGCATATGTTCTGCGGTATTTGTTTTCTATAATTTCAATTTGCGCCATAATATTAGATTTATGTACTTATACGAAAATAAATAAGAAAAGGTTACAAAAAAACCCGAAAATATTTCGGGTTTTTTATATGTCTCATTATTATTATTTTCCAGTATTTTGAAATTGTCTTGATGCGTAAATTAATTTACCCGTTTTATCTACTCTTAATGTGCCACCGCCACCAGCAACATATTGTTTAAGAAGTTCATATTTTTCTTCTGGTGTTGCTTTTTTTGCAGCATCTCCAATAATACTCATTTTTGGATTTATAATTATGTTTTTAAAAGCAATTTGAAACAATTCAGTAATTTTATCTTGATCAGTTGAATTTAAATTTTTATAACCAGCAGCAACTCTTTCTTCAGGAGTGACATTAATTCCTAATTTCTCAAGTCCTAATACCTCATTCAATTTATCTTTTTTTTTAAGCACAACAGATTCGAACAATTTAAATTGTTTGTCAATTACCTCATCAAGTTTTTTCAGATTTGCTGATTTTTTGCCTTCATTAAGATTTGCTTTTCTCAAACCTGCTTTTTCTTCAAGTCTTGTACGAATATATTTTCTTAATTTTACTTCACTTTCGCTCATTACAGGTGGAAGACTTTTTACTGGTTCAAGTTTTTTTACAGGTGAAATTTCATTCATATAAGAATTAACACCTTCTGCAATTTGTTTAATCAGTTTTTTCTTAGCTTCATTCATTGTAATTTGAATGGTTTTATCTGGTTCAATTGTAACATCAACAGCAGTTGTTGGAGCACCATCTGGTTTAACAACACCACCACCTAATGATTGAGAATCTTTTCCAAAGAAACTAACATTATCAGCAGCTTTATCAGGTTCAACACCAATTTCTGGAGTTTCTTCACCAGTTTCTGGAGTTTCAGGAGTTTCTTCACCAGTTTCAATACCTACTTCTGGAGTTTCTTCACCAGTTTTTTCTATTTCTGGTTCATCGGTTTCATCTTCTTCCTTTAATACATTTGGTTGAACTTCAACATTTGCAGGGTCTACAACACCTTCAGCAGCTCTTAACTTACCTAAGTTTGCCTGACCACCAGCACCAAGTTGATTTTGGATTGTTGTTAAAATACTTTTAACATTAACAGGTTGTTGACCAGCACCAACCATTCTTTTATTTAAAGCAGCGATTTGTTTTCCTAAATCAGCAGCAGCACTTTCAAGTTTTGATACTTCAGGATTTATTTCACCCTGATTATATGTTTTTTTAATATTTGATACAGCGTTTTGAACACCTGTTTTAACGTTACTTGCAGCATTACCAACAGCATTATATGCACCTTTAGCAGCACCACCAATTGCACCACCTACTGCACCAGCAGCTTTACCAATACCTTGACCTGCAGCTTTACCTAAAGCACCTAATCCACCCCAAAATTCGTTGAGTTGTGCCATTGTATCTTCTTCAGATTCATTCATTGAATCAACTTGTGGTTGCATTTTTTCAGCATAATCATCACGACCATAATCCGATTTTAATTTATCAAGAATTTCTGGAGATAATTTTATAACTAAACTAATTGTTTTTTCGTCACCGTCATTCATGCCATCTTCCTGTGCGCCCACATAACCGTTTACAACGTTTGCTTGTTCTTCACTATCGCATTCCATGAATTTTTCTGGACTGTCATAACCTCTTGATTCAGCATATTTACCAAATCCACCACATTCTGCACACTGTTCTTCTTCAATTCCACCTTCAGGATTAACACCTTCAGGTTTGTCTTGTTCTACACTGTTACCTAAATCTGCAATTTCTTCAGCACCAACAACTTTAAGGATACCGTCAGCAATTTCTTTTCTGTCTTCAATATCCATTTTTTTCAATTTATCTTTATATGCTGATATAAGTGATTTTAATTCACCTTTAATTTCAGGGTCTTCCATTTCAGTTTTTCTAACTCTATTTGTTAACTTACCAATCAATTTTGTAACTTCTTCATCGCCTGCAGGAGTTTCGTCACCTTCAGGAGCTACACCAGTTTCGTCACCTTCAGGTGGTAATTCTTCATCACCAGTAGGAGTTTCGTCACCAGTAGTAACATCGGTTTCTTCACCGCCAGCAGGAACAGGTTCTGCATTATCTGCAGGAGCAGGTTCTTCTGCACCAGCAACTGGTTCTTCTGTACCAGCAGCAGGTTCACTGGAAACTGCATCAGGTGTTGATGGTTCTGCACCAATTTCTAATGGAGCACCCGGGGTTTCAGGAGTTGTTTCAGCACTTGTTGCTGCATCTAAATCACCTAATTTACTTTCAGCATTATCAATTTCTTTTCCTGCTCTATCTTCATTAAGTCTTTTTTTCTTACTGCCAGTTAAACTTGGTTTATGAGAAACAGCTTCATTAATAGTGCCAAAGATCATATTTCTTTGTTTATCAGCTTCTGATAATTTAGAATACTGATATTCTGTTATATTTGACAAACCACCGATATATGCAAAATCTGCTACACTTGGGTTTTCTTTTATACCAGCTTTTTTAATATAGTAGTGATGTTGTTCTTTTATAATACCATAAGCAATACCATCTGCTGCTCTTTTGTAATCGATTAAAGTACCCAAATTACGGGTATTGTCCTTTAATACAGGTTTATTTACTTCTGCCAATTCTTTAAGTCTTTGGTAAAATGCTTCTTCTGATGCATGTTTTTTCATGTGAAAAATTTTAAAATATTTATTATGTACGTTATATTTTTTTATAAATACTTTATTATGAACAAAAAAATACTATTATAGAATTATTTCATGCTTTTCATCAATAATTTTATTCTTAATTAGCATTTCAACAACTCTGGAAGTTAACAAGTCTTTTCTTTTGTAATTCTCAATAATTGTTTGGTTTGTTCTCTGACGTGAAATATTTTCATTTAAAAATTTCGCATTTTTATGCAAATCTTCCAATATGTCGTAAAAAATCTTTTCAGATTTTTTTGTTTCAACATATTCACGTAATTGTGCTTCTGTTAAGATATATCTGTTCATGTCATAAATTCATTTAAACTTAATTCTTTAGTTAAATAGTCATTTTTAAATTCAACCATTTTTTCTAAATAACCAGTATTCCTCAATACCTTAAATACAAGATTTTCAGTTGAAAACTCACCAGCGTTACTATCAAGTCCTGCTTGTCTGTATTTTTTTATTTTATTTTTTAATTGTTCGTGTTTTTTTAAAAAATCGTTTTGATTTTTATTACTATCAAGATCATCAATCGCATTCATTATATCTGCAGACTTTAATTGAACATCAGCAGAATCAACATTTATGACTTTTTTTGTCGGTTTTCTAATCCATTCATCTTTAACTAATGAATATGTACCAGATGAATGATGTGGTTCTCCAGCATCCTGAAAATATACTTCAACTTCATGACCTTTCACCTGTATTGGAAGTTTATCTGCCCACAATGCTTTTTTTAATTTAAAAAAGTCACCAACAAATTCTTTATTTTCAGAAATTTGATTAAAATCCAATACTATATGTACATCTAAATCTGATTCGTCATTATAATTATAATTTGACATACTGCCAGTTAACATAACATCATTAAATTTCAAATTTTCAACATCTGAAAATTCAATAAATCTTTTAGCATTTTTTAGCAATATATTTCTTACTTCAGGTTTTATTTTTTCGTCCGATTCCCAAATAAATGGATTTAATGTTTCGTTCATTTTAATTGATGATACGTCAACAGTTTCAGGTTCAACAACTTCTTTCAAAACATCTGAAATGTTGTTTCTTGACCAATATCTGCTTGACCAAAATCTTGGAGTTTTTTCGTTTTCAATCATTTCTTTTAATTAAGATATTTTTGGCTCTTTTACTTCTGCCACTTCTGAAGTTATTGCAGGTTGAGGAATTCCACTTGCTTTTTTTCTTTCAACAAGCAATCTATATAATGTTCTTAATATTCCAAATTCATCATTATTATTAACTAAATCATCAACAGCTATTTTAATTTTTTCTGCCATATTTTTTAATTCTTCAGGAGTAGATTCAGTATATTCTTCATCAATACCCTTTTTAAATCTCTTAGCCAATGCTTTACGTGCTGGCGTACAGGTTGGCTTATTTAAGGGTGTACAAAAACCTTTATGCTCTGGATTAACTGCTTTTTGAATCCATTTATCTTCATCTTCATTTAAAACCACTTGTCTTTGTTTAAAAGTCGGGTTTAATTTTGCCATTAATATAAACAATTTTTGTTTATCGTTTTCAGAAATTGCCATGTTATATATTTTTTATCTTTATAATGATATTTTCTATAAATACAAAACTATTAATTAAAATGCATGAGTATTTATTATAAATTCTTGTATAAAATGAATTTAGAATGCTTATATGGTATAATTACCGACAATCTTGCTATACAAATTGATTTAACTCAATTAAAGTCATGGGACTTAAATACTGGTTTTACTGCATTCAGTTTAACTAAATGGGCAGGTGCTGTATCTGACAATATTAATCTTATCGACTTTGGGTTGACAGAATTTGATAATGGTAGAACCAATTTAATGTGGACTGGTATAACGCTCACACCTACAGATACATTATTTTCAATGTACAGAATTGGATATAATAATGTTATTAACCCATCAACTGGCAACACAAGCGGATATACTGCAACGACAGCATATTCTGGATATACTATAAGCGGAGTAACAGGAGCATCAGCCACAACAGGAAATTATTTTAGACTTAATGGTGGATATTTGCAGGGATTTTTCAAATTAGATGGTTATAATTATGAATTATTGCCAGCACGATATAATAAAGGTATAACAATTGAAACATTGGTATATCTATATCCAAATTCATCAGGTATATTTTACATGATGGGTTTACGTGCAGAAGATAAATATAATCCATATTTTTCTGGTGAAACAATAACTGGTATTACAAACATAACTACAGGTGTTACTACCAGTTTTGATAATTATTTAAACGGTTATGAACCAAAAAAAATATTGAAAAAAGGTTTTAGATCGTTTGAAGATAGATATGAAACAAAATATGTTGAATTACCAGCAACTGGTAGTACTAAAAACAACGTAATCGCATTTGAATTAACTCAAGATAAAAAAATTGCATATAAATATGTTGACAATAATGGACTTATAGTAACCAATCAATCAGTAGCTACCGTTACAGCTACTGGTTTTACAATGATTGATATGGTGTTTTTACCAAATTATTTTGTTGAATTGCCTTCATTATTAGAATGTGAACCACAAAGAACGGGCAAATTAATTTTTTATGTTAATGGTCGTGCCATTTGGATAATTCATGAATTCCCCGAATATTATTTTAGTGCACTTAGTAATGATAAAGAAAAACAAATAGGTGTGCCGTATTCAATTAGCTGGGGTGGTGGTTCATTTGGATTAAAGAATTCATGGCATTATGATTATCAAACATATGTCCTTTATAAAGGTCAGGATACAAATTATATAAATAATAATTTCTTTGTTGAAGCAGACCCGATTTCAACCGAATGTTATATAGCACCAACTGGAAATACTTATTTAAGTGGTTTGACATTAAGTGCCGACACAACATCATTTAAAATAATTGATAAATGCACAGGTGCTGATATTCCAGTTACAGTAATGCGTGTTGAATATACAGGCACAACAAGTACTTCAGCACACACATATTTTCTTAAATTTAATCATCCTGTTACTGTATTGTCAAACAGAGAATATGAAATCAATCTGGCAATGTTAAACAATGGTTTTTTTAAACAAATTGGCAATAACAGAGTAAGTATTTTAGTTTATAGTGACGAAGTTGATGTTAATATTCATCAAGAATCACAATACGTATTACCGTTAACACAAGCATATATTGCAAAATTGTTGGGTCTTGGATTGCATCCATTTCCAGATCGACAAGAATATGAATATATGTTGAATGGTATTATGTATTTCGGTGTAAGTGGTTTACCTGTATTTTTGCAATATTTATTATTGCAAGGTTTAGACATATCAGGTATACCAGTAGAATCATTTTTAACTGGTGAAGATGTTTGGTTGCCATTAAATACTAAATTTAGCATTAAAGACAACACAGGTAAAAAACAGGTAAACATTGGTTTATTAATTGAATCAGATTATGATTTTAATTCAAATATACCTCTATTTTTTAGTGATTTCACATATAGGGGTGCTGATATATTAGTACAGGACGAAAGAAAAGACAATTTATTAATTGAACAGAACTTTAATTCTTCATTTATTGGTGGAATCCAAAAATTAAGAGTATATAATAACGCATTAACTTCTCCAGAAGTTCTACATAATGCATTAATTGAAGCAAAATCAAAGCCAACAATGCATATAACAAAGGGTGGAAGAATAATCTACAGATAATATGAGCCAGTTAAGCGAAATTTATGATGGCTGGAAAAATTATGTGTTTCAAGACCCACAAGTAGAAGAACTTGCAAAAAAAAGAATTGCAATTTGCGTTATTAATGAATGTAAAAAATTTAAAACAAATAAGTCATGTGCAATGTGTGGTTGCTACATGCCCGCAAAAACGAGATCAAAAAAAAGTAAATGCCCCCTAAAAAAATGGTAATTAAAAACCATTTGTAGTAAGAACATAACTATCTTCAAGTGCTACACCCTCAAATTCATCAACATCTAAACAAAGTTTTTTAAAACCAGTAAGATAAGTAACAATACTATTTACATTAATTTCAAATTTTCCACTCAAACATGATATTGTTTTAATATATTCTCTTTTTTCAATTCAATTATTGCACCTTTAGGAAGAAAATAAAAAATACTAATATCTTTAGAATTGTTTTCGTTAATAATTTTATGATATTTAATATTATTAACACAATCATCCCATTCACTAAAAAAACGAACAATAATTCCATCATCAACTTCATGAATAGAAGGAAATCTCTTAAGCAATTCTGCTTTTCGTTTATTAATTAGCATATTAACCTTTTCTAATATTAATTTTCTTTCATTTGACATATCATTTTATTGTTAACAATATGGTACATTTTGAATTTTTTCTTTTGCTTCGGGAGTATCAATATCCATGTTTGTATAATTACCAACATATCCTTCAACATATTCCCTAATAAATAACATTTTTATTTTCGAAGGTGCTTTTTCAAACGCCATGAATTTAATTTCATCACCTTCGCTTGTATTTAAATCAACATTTATATCCATCCAATTAAAGCCATTAAACCATGCTCTGCCAGATGGTGCAATATCACTATCAGTTGTACCACCAAGTCTTCCTTTATCATAATCATCCCTCTTACTTATAGAAATATTATCACTGTAAAAACTTAAATCGAATTTAACTGGTTCTTTTTCCAGATCATACTTATATTCAACCTTAAGAAAATAATCAAGAGTAAGATTTGAGGCATCTTCGTCTTCCCAATCACCACCAATTTTTGATTCAAAAACATCAGTTTTTATTTTATTTTTTCTTTCTAAAAGCGAATCACAAATAAATTGTTTTTGAAATTCTTCATTTTGCAATAAATCAATGATTTCTCGTTCTTTCAAATAATCTTCATTACCTAAAAAGTCAAAACTCGATGCTTCTTCATTAATTATCTTGATAATATCTTTGCTTATCATGAATTTTATTTTACTATAAATACTTGATAATGTATGTTAAATTAAAAAATTATCTTTCTTTCGTAAATTTATATAAAAATAGTCAAAAGAAAAGTATTTATATTCTGAGAAACCATTGCTTAAATTATAATTAAGTTATGTTTTGAGAATTCAATAGAAATTGCACCACTTTTTATATGTGGTGCAATTTTTTTATATTATATTCACTTTAAAAATTTTTAAAAATATATTAATTTTAATGTAAAAAAGTTACATCGCCTACAATATCAAAATATCTTCCATCTGTAAATCTTCCTGTTGCTTTCCAGATATATACTCCTTGAATAGCTAAACTTCCATTAGCAAAATAACCGTCCCATCCTTTATATAAGTTATGACTTTCATATATTAAAACTCCCCATCTGTTAAATATTTGTAAATGATATTCTAATACATTCTCAAAATGAGGTCTAAAAATATAATCGTCAACCACACCTTCTTCTGTCCAATATCCTCCTGTTTGACCCGATTGATTCCAACGAAATGCATTTGGAAATACTATTTTTCCAACAATAAATCTTACTTTAATTGGAGTGGTTAATTTTGTTGAATCTATACATCCTTCTGACGAACTGATTATTAACGTTACTGTATAAGTTCCTTCTGCTAAATACTTATGCCACGGACTTTCTTCTATTGAAATAATTTCATCGCCAAAATCCCATAAATTGGTGGTATTATATTGTGAATAATTAGTAAATACAACGATTTGAGAATTGTTCGTTATTTCTGGAGGATATATAGTAAAAATTGCAATAGGATTTTGATAAACTATAACAGAACCATTGAAAATAGATTCTCCCGTGATATTAGTTTCAATTAATTTTACAATATAATTACCAACCGTATAATATGTATGTGTTGGATTTGTTTCAGTAGAAAGCACACCATCTCCAAAATCCCATAAACAAGTTGTACCATTATTGCTATAATTACGAAATTTTACGGTTAAAGGAGCACACCCTGTAGTATCTGGTTGAAAATTAGCTGTAGGAAGTAATGGCATTATCACTTTAATATGAATAGTATCAGATGCTGAACATCCAAATTTATCTATAGCACTCTGATATCCGACTACATGAACTCCTAAACCTGCTGCATTTGGATCAAACATATTTCCAGTTACAGCAATTCCAGAAAATGTTCCCCCTGTAGGTATTGCATTTAACACAAAGGGTGGGTCGCCTATAAAAACAGTTCCAACATGACCTATTTTAACTATAGGAATAGGCATAATGGTAACAACTATTTGATCACTATCACTACAACCATTAGCATTAGTTACACGATATTTAACTATATGATTTCCTACACCTATTTTTGAAGGATCAAAAATATTATTTGTAGCAGCTCCAGACCATATACCACTATTATCTACTACCGTTAATGTTACTGGTGGATGATTTACACATAAGGTATCAACAGGAACAATAGTTGCGTTAGGACTCGCTAATACCTTTATAACTATATGATCTGAATCTTGACATCCGCTAGAATTTGTAACATTATATCGAATGATATGATTTCCCACACCCGCAATTGCTGGATCAAAAATGTTTCCAGTAATTCCATCTCCTGTCCAAGTTCCTCCAATATCTACTGCAGTTAATGTTACTTTAGGATCATCAGTACATAAAGAATTTACTGGAGTTATTGTTGCATTAGGAATGGGAAAAACTGTTACTGATATTTGATCAGAATCACTACAATTTGCATTTACTATTTTATATTTAATAATATGAGTTCCTACACCAGCAATTAAAGGATTAAAATTATTTCCTATAACACCATCTCCTCTCCACACACCACCTGTATCATGAACTATTAAGGGAATTTTAATATTATTCATACATAAATTATTTATTGGAGTTATGGTTGCATTTGGAGTAGCTTGCACAACTATAATTATCTGATCAAAAGAATTACATCCGCTAGAATTTGTAATATTATATGTTATAATATGATTTCCTACACCAGCAATTAAAGGATTAAACACATTTCCTATAACACCATCTCCAGTCCATGTACCACCCATATCATCATGAGCAGATAAAATAACTACAGGACTTTCAGTACATAAAACACCTATAGGATTAATAGTTGCATTAGGTTATGGAAAAATAGTTATAAATTTAGTATCAGAATCACTACAATTTCCATTAACGATTTTATATGTAATATCGTGTGCCCCTATTCCAGCAAGTTCAGCATTAAAAATATTTGCTACAACACCGTCACCCGACCACATCCCACCTGCATCATGAGCTACCAACGTAATAATTGTATCTAACATACAAAAATTATTTATTGGAATTATAGTAGCATTTGGTGTTGATGAAACTATTACAGTTATTTGATCAGAATTTGTACATCCATATTGATTAGTGATGTTATATGTAATAGTGCTATTTCCTACTCCAGCTAAAGCAGGATCAAATATATTTCCCATAACTCCATTACCTGTCCACACACCACCCGTATCATGAGCCACTAATGTGATTTTTATATCTGTTACACACATATTTCCTATGGGTGTTATAGTAGCATTAGGCATAGGTTCTATTGTTACAGTTATTTGATCAGAAGCACTACATCCATTTCCATCAGTAATATTGTATGTTATAACATGATTTCCTACACCTGCTATAGAAGGGTAGAATTTATTACCCGATACTCCTGCACCTGACCAAGTTCCACCAACATCATGAGCAGTTAACGTAATAGCTGGATTTTGAAGACATTGTGTATCTATTGGTGTTATAGTAGGATCAGGATAGGGTACAATTAATATTATTGCGGTAGTGACCACAGGCGGATGGTCACCGTTTATAGAATCTACAGGTGATCCGGGAATATTTGGGTCATCATAGGGATTACAATAATTCCAATTACGCAAAGTGACTTGAAAATATTGTCCTACAAGTTTATCATTTGCGACATTAATTATATCTGAATATACACCAGAACCAGTAACGGGTCCGAGTAGTGTTATAATTGGTCCGGAAAATGGAAAAGTATGTAATACACCATTAACTGTTATAGGAATACCTGTCATAGTAATGTCAGTTCCATAAATCCATTGAACCCATCGTGTAGATTCATTTGGAACATCGTTTTCTTGTGGTGGAACACAATTGAATTGAGTTAAATCCTGAAATTTGACATTTGCTCCATTTCCCACACAAATTGGATAAACAGTAGGGTTAATATGCATATAACCACCATTGTGATCATCATTGTCCCATACTGTAACTATCTGTTCTTGAGTTGATGAAGTGCATAAAACTCCATTAACCATTAATGTTGCTTGTGGATAATAATTACAGACATTACCAGCAGATGTATAAACATGTGTAATTGTTGTTTCAAAAATTCCAAGACCTATATTAGTAGCAGGGATTGTTTGTATCGGAGTTCCGTCACCCCAATCATATTGAATATCTACTTCTGTTCCAGCATCATTAACACCAGCATAACTTACATTCCAAACTGCACTAACTGGAGAACATAATTTGTCAGGAGTGATGTTATTGGCTTTTGCTAAAATAGAACAATTCTGTCCAAACACAGACAGAGATAAAAACGCTAAAATTAAAAAGAAAAGAATTCTTTTCATAAAATAATTATTTATTTTGTTTTATATTCATTTTCATATACTGACCGCATTTTCTATCTATTTGGATATTTTCCAAATCTATGATATTTATTAAGTTTATTAAGTTTATTAAATCTTTTATATGCTTTTCTTTTAGTTTGTTTATTATGTCTAGAATTAATTGCGCCATTTCTTCCCATGTAAGTATTGCTCAATATCATTAATCCCTTTTTTTCATGATAGCTTTTTCTAGTTTCAGTAGGATATTTTCTGCTATAGAAAGATTCCTTCCTTGAATAACAGCCACATATTGTTATTAATATGCATAAAATTATAAATATTTTTTTCATTTTATATATTTTTTAAAATTCTGGACATGGCATAGCTTTCATTCTTCCTGATTTTTTTAATAAATGTAACGCATTAAATTCATATATCATAGAAACTTCATGAGCTCCTTTAGTTGAAGAATATAAATTAGATATTGTAAAATCATAACTATATCCAAATTTAAATTGTTTTGTTTTTATTCCGACTAAACCTATTATTGCATCTCCAGCTTGTAATGTTGTATGTGAAACCTTTAAAAATGGAATTCCTCTATACCATATTCCGAATACTAAAGGATGTACGTAGTAATATACGCCTACATCAGATTGATAAAATTGTCCTTGTTTTTGTAAAATCATAGCAAGAGAAACTATATCTTGTTCTGATTGTCTTAATCTTGTTCTTTTATAAATTTGCCAACCCCCAAATAAACTAATTTTTATGGGAACAGTAGTGTTATCTCCATAAAATGATAATTTAGGTTTAAACATATGATCTAAAGTAAAACCACCCCATATATTATCATTATAGATAAGTATTGATGTTGTATAATCAATTCCTCCTATGTTATTAAATTGTGGAGGAAGAATTACAGGAATATTTCCAGCGTTTGATATTTGAGTATTAAAAATTAATTTATTTATATCTAAACCGAGGTAATAAAATTTAAATTCCACGCCCGGTCTCACATGCCACTCTTTTGTTATGTTAAAATCATATGAATAAAGAACACCTATGTTTGTAGTACTTAAATTCCCTGATCCTGCAACATCATAAGTAGCTAATAATCCTATTCCAGAATTAAAATTTGATAAAGACTTATCAAAAGAAAAACTATAAGTATTATATACTCTAGAAATAGCGGGCCACTGATCTCTATAATTTAATGAAAATCTATTTCCTTCTATCTCTCCAGCAAATGATGGCGCAAGATATAAAGAATTCGCATAAAACTGAGAAAACGTAGGGTCTTGACTAAAACCATTTTTAAAAATAAAAAATAGTAGCGTTAATAAACATATTATATTCTTAATCTTCATTTTTTATCACTATTGGAAAGACATTTATTTTAAATTTTTAGAATGTAAACATTAATCATAACATTTCAAAGAATTATATAAAAATAAATACTTTAAACTAAAAAATAATATGTTTTTTTATCTGTTATTATAGTATTTATATTAAATTTGTTATGAGAAAGAAATATGAGAAAGAGAGACTTTTTGAAATTATAACTAGGCTTGATAAAACTTTCAACTCAAATTTAAATGAACAAGTAACTGCTGCTCAAACAACAATAGCTGGACAATCTGCAATGACTCAATCACCAGATGTGCAATATGCAGATCAAACATATAAAATGATTGCACCAACATTGCAACGAATAAGAACCATTGATCAATTTCCAGCAGCATTTAAAGGATGGTTTTCAATGTTAGGATATAAACCACAAACATCAAATATTACTATTACACAAGTCAGAATAGATGTCGAACAAGTAATGAGAGAATTGGGTTATAAATAAAAAATTTAAAATAATTTGAAAATAATTTGCATTTTGTTTGTATTTATGATTTTAATGTATATCTTTGCAGAGTAAATTTTTTAATTAATGTTATTTGTTAGATGATGAAAAATTTAGTAAACATAGTTCCGCAACCACAGCATCCAATTTTGGAATGGGGAAACTATACTTAAATTTTTCGAGAAAAAGTTTTTAGGTTAAAGAAACCCCCCATTCATATCGAGTGGGGTTTTTTATTGGTGTTTGTTGAAATGTTTTTATCGAGTAGTACGGTAATTGGTAACCAACCTGAATTGGAATCAGGACTTTGGGGGTTCGAATCCCTCCTACTCGAAGTGATTGATGTTAAACTACTTGCACGTAGTAATCACCGCACAATCTTAATTGATTGACTAAATGTTTAACGAGTTCTTTGAAATATCGATAATATTAAATATGGAATTTGTAGCTTATTTGGTAAAGCATATAACTGTAGATTATGAAAACTTGGAATTATCATCGAATACCCAAAATTTATTGCTTATTTTAAAGGACATTAAATTTTTCATAAAATTTTATCCATTTTCTTATTGCATTATCACTTACACCATATTTTCCACCTGTTGCAGAATATCCATTTTCTTTAATTTCTTTTTGAAGTTGTTCATATGATGGACGTTGCGTTTTACGCTGTGAGACAGAGTGTTCATAATGATTAAAATTTTTATTATTTTTTAATGTTCCTTTTTTATTTATTCCTTTTATTCCTCTACAATATGTAGGTAATGTTGCGTTACAATTTGGACATACAATTCTTAAATTTTCAATTTTATGGTCATTATTGATACCATTTATGTGATCAAGAATTAAACTCATATGTTCACCACGCCAATTTTCATCTTGTCCGCATAATTCACATTTACGTTCTTTTAATCCTTCATTATATAATCTTTTTTTCAATAAAGAAACACAACTATATGTCGAATTTGATATTAATATATTTTTTATTGGAATTTTATGAAATGCAATATTCTTTTTTAATGTTCTATTATACCTATCTAATTGTGTTTCAAAATGTGAAATATCTATATTATATAAATTTATGTATTTTCTTATTGTTTTTCTCGTATCTCCCTTACCATTCATTTCCAATTTTAATAATATTTCAGTTATATTTTTTGAAACTTTTACTATGGGTTCGAAATTTTCTTTTAAATACTTGTTTTTCATGATTTTATTTTTTTAACTACGTTGATTTATTTTAATATAAATACTGTTCGAAGTTAAAAATATAACTTAAATTAAATAATTTTATAATAATTAACATGGTGGTTGTAGCTCAATTGGAAGAGTGCTTGGCTGTGAACCAAGAGGTAATGAGATCGTAACTCATCAATCACCCAAAATACGCCAAGGGGTGCGCAAAAAAACCTTTATAAACCTCTAAGCATTATAATATTCTTTGAAAATATTGTCGTAAATTAAGCAAATATTTACGACAAAACGTGATAATTTGATTTATCACTTTATTACGTGATATTGCCTCATAACACAATGGCAGTGTGAATGCCTCTGAAGCATTAAATTCAAGTCCGAGTCTTGATGAGGTAGCAATAGATTTTATGCACACGGTACTGAAATTCGGTACTTTATGCATAAAATTACTCTCCCTTGTAACGTAATGGTAGCGTATCAGACTTTGAATCTGAGAGTCCAAGTCCGAATCTTGGTGAGGGAACAAAATATTTGTTTTTTTAATATAAATTATATATCTTTGCAAGATGACAAATAGATATGTTTTCCTTGATGACTTTCGTATGCCAAGAGATGCCTATGACTATACATTACAACCAATATATATAAGTGTTGATTGGACTATTGTTCGTTCATATGATGAATTTATTAAAGACACATTAGAAAATGGTGTAGCTGAAGGGTATTCCTTTGATCATGACTTGGCAGACGAGCATTATATGCAACGATTAGAATATGATCAATATACCGAAAAGACTGGTTATCATTGTGCAAAATGGTTAATTTATTATTGTATCGATAATAAAAAAGAACTTCCAGCAACAATTCTCATACATTCAATGAATTTTGCTGGAAGTCAAAACATTCAATCGTTATTCGATAGTTATTATAAATCACTTACATTACCTTCTGCCTGAACTACCACCAGAACTTCTACTTGACCCACCACCAGAGCTACTACCAGAACTTCTGCCACTACTACCAGAATTATAAGAACCACTTGAACCACTTGAACTTCTACTACTACTGCCAGAACTAAAATTAGAACTACCTCTTGATGAAGTACTGGAATTATTATAACTTCTTGATGGTACAGAATAACTACGTGACTGTGTATTTCTTTGATTATTAGGTGCAATACTTCTTTGAGTATTTGACGGAGAATAAGTACGTGTTTGAGTACTTACATTTGCATTTGTCCTTCTGTTAAATAAACCGCCAGTTGTAACTTTGCTATTATTATATGCGGGTCTTGTACTCATACGTGGATTATTATATGAAGGACTATATGTTCTTCTACTTGTACTTGTACTTGTAGAATACGTTGATTTAGTTTGTGGCTGAACTACACGTTTGTTACTTAAAGAACTTTCTTGACGAGTATATCGATATCCATGATTACTATTATATCCACTACCACCACCATTATAATTATTATGTGTGTACCAGTTATTATTATTATTATTATTATTATTATTATTATTATTATTATTATTATTATTATTATTATTATTGTGCCAATTGTGATTCCAATGATTATATCTCCAAGGATTCCAATTACCATACCATCCCCCATATCCAAAACCAAAGCCAAAATTGTTATAATACCAAGGATTCCAGAATGAACTTCCCATAAAACCATATCCCCAATTTGAGTAATAATTATCCATCATCCAATAATTACCATAAAACCAAGGGTCTGAATACATCCAATAATTAAAACCACCATGATAAAATCTACCTATATTATAAGAGTATAAGAAAGGGTCGTATTCATAATAATTAACTTGTATATCAGGATTTTGTTTTACAAGAGTATCAACAATATATCTGAGAGTATCTTCAGTATTAACTTTTCTCTTATTATGTTTGCCTTTTTTTGCATCTTTATCTGTCTGATAATATAAATCATCATACTCAGGTTTTACAGAAGTCAATTGATTTTCTGTTGCATTGTTACTTGAAGTCGGTTGACTTTTTGTAATTGAATCTTCTTTTGCTTGCCAATATTTTTCATAATTGGACAGCTTTTGCGCTGATAATGTGAATGCTAAGAGCACAAATACGATAGTTAGTAATAATTTTTTCATAATTTTATTTTTAATTTAAACATAATATTATATAAATAGCAATATTCGTACCAAAGATACTATATTTTTTTCTAACTTTACAACGTATTTATTATAAATTCAATATTATGAAGTCGAAATACGACAAACAAAGACTTTTTGAGGTCATGGGTAGATTGGATAAAACATTTAAACCAGTTTTAAACGAAGATGTTAATCTGGGTGAACTTAATATTGATGAAATTTTAAACAGTTATCTTGAAACTGCATTATGGGCAGAAGAAAGTGAAGAAAATGATTTAAAGGATAAAACAATTTATGATGTTGATAAAGAATCCGTAGTAAACTCAAAAATTGAAATTTATAATTTTATAAAGAAAGCACAACAAGAAGCACCTGATGAATTAAGTGCATATGATTCTAAAACACTTGGTCATAATTTATGGTTATCCAGAAATGGACATGGTGCAGGATTTTTTGATGATAATAATGATAAATTACAAAACTTAGCCAGAAGCATAAAACCAGTTGACATATATCTGGGTAGAGATGGCAAAGTTTATATAAGTTAAATAAAAACAATTAAATTAATAATTAAAACTATGAAAAAGTACGACAAACAAAGACTTTTCGAAGTCTTGGGTAAAATAGACCCAACATTTAAACCAAGTGCACAACGTCTTAACGAATGGAATTTCGATAAGAAAAAAGGTGAAGGCAAAGAAGATGAAAAAGAAAAGGATTCTAAAAAAGACGAAAAAGAAGAAGGTTCTGGAAAGAAAAAATTCAATTTCGAAAAAAAGGAAGATAAAGAATCCAAAGAACATGAAGAAGCTGAAACTCCTGAAGAAGAAGAAAAAGAACACGAAGACAAGAAAGAACTAAAGGAAGCTGATGCTCCTGCAGCAAAAAAAGTGCCTGTTGTGAATTGGGATAAAGCAAAAGTTGGTAAATAAAATAATTAATTCTGAAGATGAGAAAAGATAGTAGACAAAGACTTTTCGAAGTCATGGGCAAACTTGATAAAACATTTAACTCCAATGAAAATACTTATCAATCAATCATAAGTGGTTTCCCGGGTCATGCCAAATACATTAACCCAATTGATTCTCCACAATATAAATGGTATGAAAAAGTATTACAATTTATAAATGGTAATAATAATGTATACCAAAAAGAAGAATTGGTTAAATTTTTTCAAAATGATTTTCTTGGTATGGATTATAACATACTTCAAACACCAGCAGAAACTGTGAGTTGGTGGCTTTCTCCAGAACAACAAGAATTCATAAAAGGTGAATTAAATGCAACACCAGAAAAGGAATTGGATGAAACTGGTGAATGGAGCGATGATGAGGATGATGTTGCTTGGAAAAATTCATTACGAAATGAGGTTGAGCAAATATCAGATGCAACACATGAAAAGTTAAAATTAATTGATGTTAGAGGTTTCGATAAATATCAAGGACCGTATGCCATTGTGGACATTGATGGAAAAAGATATAAAGTCTGGACATTGGAAGAACAAGGACAATTATGGATTGAAGATTATCCTGTTGACAATACTTCTGGTGAAGGAACTAAAGCTGGGTTTCAGGGAAATGCATCTGATATTATAAAAGTAATAGGTCAAAAAGAAGTAACATCTAAAGATTTTCATTATTCAGTTAATGAAGGTTCTGATTTTCAACAAAAAGTAGAAAACGGTGATGTTTGGTTAGAATATTATGCACCTTCAGATAGTGAAGAATATACCGATGGACAAATTTTCTATAAT